CGTCGAGGGTGGCGAGGCCGTCGGGGGCGAGGTCGCGGTAGGCGGGGGGGAGGAGGAGGTAGACGTCGTCGCCCCATGCGATGTCGTGGGCGGCGGCTTGTGTGGCGACGTCGGTGGCGGTGACGGAACCGGGCTGGCCCATGCGGAGGTTGTAGGGGGCGACGATGTCGTCGAGGGCGATGAGACCGTGGAGCGCGGACAGGATGTAGATGTCGGAGTCGGTGGCGATGGTGCGTGCGACGCGGAGGACGTAGGTGAACATCGCGCCGGTGTAGAGGTCGGCGGCTGCGGCGGGGGTGGTGGCCTTCTCGGCTCCGCAGGGGATGATTGCGATGGTGCGCTGGTCGCGGGTGGTGTCGCTCACGGATAGATAGTGCCACGACTGTCGACGGTTCGTCAACACCATTCCGAAACTTTCTCCGAAACACCCGGAAACTCAACGATCTACCGGCTCGACCTAGCCCCCAGCCGGTCCCATTCCGGGTCGCCCTCACGCACCACCAGCACCGACCCGAACAGATCCCGGGCGTCGGCCGGCTCGTCCTCGATCCACCCGTTGCACGTGTTGCACGCCGGGATGAGGTTCTCCGGGTTCACCAGCGACCCGCCCGCCGACCGCTTCCGACGCTCGTGTAGCCCTTCGATCCGCCGCCGGCACCGGACGTCCACACCAGCCGCTTCGAGCAGCGGACCGATGAGACACCCGACACCCTGGGCGGCGAGCCGCTCGATCCTCGGAACCCGATCCTCGGCCATGACGTCACGTCGACGCTGCGACCTCGAGGCCAGCGGCGTCCGCCTCAACTGCGACCCGCCCTCGAGCGGAGTTCGTCGGGCCGGCCCTGGACCCCGCTCGAACGCGGTCCGCCGGTCGGGTGGCCCGGACCGCTTCACAAGCTCGGGAGGTCACCGCCGGACGGGATGACGACGACCCGAAAGTCGTCGAACGCTGTCGAGCGGCTGAGTTCACGCTTAGCCGCATCACCAGCGGCGGCCGGCGTGTCGAACCCGCCGACACGCTTGCTTGACGCTGAGCGTCGCTTGACGAGGATGTAGCCCCACTCCTCCGGGTCGATCTCACCGAACGTGCTCATCGGATGCTCCTGGTGTTGTGCCGGTCATCCGAGTAACGGACCCCGGCGTGTTCATAGGCTGACGCATGAGACCACTTGAGCGGTGCGGTTGCCGACTGTGCCTCATGTTCCTCGAGTCGGGTCATCAGGTCGAGACGATGCGGCTCGTCCTGTCATCGTGGCACGCTGTCAGGGTCGACGGTCGGACACGACCCGAAGGTGTGCCCGAGCGTCGCCGGACGTGACGTCAGAACGGTTCCTCGCCGGCGTACCGATCATCCCCACGCGACGGAGACCGGCCACGATCGCCTCCGCCGCTGCGGCTCCGACCGCTGTCCCGACCACGACCGCCACCGCCACTAGGACGCCCACCTTCCTCACGTTCGACACGTGTGACCTCCACCGTCGCCCATCGCAACGATGTTGCCACGTCGTCGGCGACGACCCCGACCTTCGAGCGGTTCTGACCGGTCTCTTTGTCCTCCCACCGAGACTGCTCGAGGCGGCCGGACACGACGACCCGGTCGCCCTTGGTGAGCGACTCGGCGACGTTCTCGGCGAGGTCACGCCAGCACGTGACGTCGAAGAAGTGAGCCTCCTCCTGCCACTCGCCGTCCTGCTGGAATCGGCGGTTCCACGCGAGTCCGAACCGGCACACGGCGGTCCCGGATGGCGTGATCTTCAACTCGGGGTCCGACGTGATGTTGCCGGTGACCTCGACGGTGTTTCCTGCTGCCATGTTGGCTCCTGTTCTACGCTGCGGTCTCGGCCAGCTTCGCCAGCCTGATCTCGATACCCGGACGGTCCGGGTGTTCCGGGTCGACGAGCACGACCGCCACTGTGACGTGCCATGCGTCTCCTCGGTCTAGGGACGGTGCGAGTCGTGCTGCGAGGTCACGGGGCACGTGTCCGATCATGGATGCCCGTCGGCCCAGGGTGGGGACGTGAACCTCGATCGCGCTCGGGTCGTACTCGTTGTCGGGATTGCGGATGAGGATGACGGGAACGGTGACGTCGCCGGTCCCGTCATCCGCCCATCGCAGTAACGTCTGCTTCTGCGCTTCGAGGACCATGTCGGCGATCGCGTGGAGGTTGTCCGGGTAGCCGTCGATGAACGTGAGGCCGACGACCTTGACGGTGCGTGTGGCGGTCATGCGTCGAACCATCCGAGGATCTGCTCGGCTTGGTCGACGGTCGGGTCTCCGAACGTGTAGCCGATCGACTCGCAGAACGCCGTGTAGACCTTTCGGTCTTTCGCGTTCAACCCGGCGACGAGTTCGTCGATCTCGGCGAGGGTGTCGGGGTCTGCGATGGGAGCGCCGTCGATGATCTCACCGGTTTCCTCGTCGACGCCGACGGCTTCGGAGTCGGTGCGGCCGGCTGCGTCGAGCGCGACTTGCATCGGGTCGGCCGATGGGAGCGCCGCGATCGTGTCGGCCCTGGGGACGTCGAGGGGAAGTGACCCGGCTCGGATCGCTGCGATCTCCGCTTCGCGCTGCCGCCAAAGGACGAGCGCCTTGAGGTCGTGGAGGTCGTCGGGGTATCCGGCGCGCTTGAGTGCCCGGCCGAGTGTCTTAGTGCAGAGCACGTTCCAGTCGTCGGGCTGACCCTTGGCTGCGACCGGTTTCCACGCGACGACGTCGGGTCGGCCGTCGGGGAACGTGATGGTGCAGACGCAGAACTTGCCGGCGCCGCCGTACTCGCCGGGCACGCCGACTTCGTCGCCGACGGCGAGCCGGAAGTCGTAGGCGGCTCCGGGGTTGTCCTCGAGCATCAGTCCGAGGCGGAGGCCGGGGGACGCGTAGGACTCGCTGATCTGACCCATGTCGCTGTTCTCCTTCACGATCGAGTCGGTCTGTGGAGGTGAACACTACCGGTCGACCAGAACGCTAACGGGTGGGCCAGGGTCTCCGATCGTGTTCGGCTTGAAGTGCTCCGAACGTGCTGGCACCTTGTCGTCGCTTGAGCTGCGGAATGTTGTTGGCGATGACGGCGATGCGGTTCGTGGGGAGGGTGACGGCGTGGCGGTCGTCGTCGTCCTGGGGCGTGTAGCCGGCGGCGATCGCGTCGTCGTGAGTGGGGAACACGTCGCAGTGACGGTCGTGCTCGAGGTCGACGAGGTGGTCCTCGCGTCCTCCGAGGCTGTAGAGCCAGAGCAGGTTGTTGGGCGGGTCGGGTTCGACGAGCCGTTTGAACCGTTCGACCTCGCGGGTGTAGCAGTAGAACGTGACATCTGGTGTTGCTCGAGTGATGTCGAGCCATGCTTCGAGGTAGGCGTCGGAGTAGAAGTCGCCGGCGTCGTGGATGCGAACCCACTTGCCGCCTCGGTAGCGGCGGGCGGTGAGTTCGTCGGTCATCGCTGTTGCCCAGCCGGGGAGGTCGTCGATCGTGGCTTGGAGGTTACGGGTGTGGGCTGCGATGACGCCGGAGAACCGGTAGGTGTTGACACGGGCGTAGCAGAGGCCGGCGCAGACTCCGGCTGCGGGGCAGGTGCGGATTCGACGTCCGTCGGGGAGGACGGCGGAGAGGGCGGGGATCGTCCAGTTGAACACGCCGAGGGGGCGGAGTTCGCTGTTCTGTGTGAGCATGTAGCGGCGGGTCATGCGTCGCTGGTGTCTCGAGCGAACTTGAGTGGGCGGATGCCGGCGATGATGAGCACGGACACTTCCTGCCGGTCGGCGTCGATGCCGATGAACCTACAGGAACCGGCTACCTCGAAGTCGTCGATGAACGCGTTGACAGCCGGGCAGCCGTAGCCCATAGCGAGACGCTCAGCGTGATTGCGGGTGTCCGCTACGTGTGTCACGGTCCGCATGGCGTGACCCTTTCCGACGTGCAGCCGCCCGGCGCTGTGCCCGGTTCGGCTTGGGTCGTGCACGTGTGAGCGTTTCACGTGCGGCCTCGAGGGCGGCGATGAGCTGTTCACGGTCGATGCTCACGCGTTCTCCTCTCGGATTGCTCGGATGCGTTCGGCGTTCGCTGCGGCCCAGGTCTGTCCGGGGTCGCCGCCCCACAGCGCCCACGCGATGCGTCCGTTCGACGGGTAGCCGTTCTCGCCGGGTGTGAACCCTTGGCCCTGCTTGTCGACCTCGTGTCGAGCGAAGAACGAGTGCATCCGTAGAACCGTTTGCGGTGACAGCCGGCTGCGGTTCACGATGTCGCGTGCCCGGGCGATTCCGACGGCGGTGCCGCCCCGGTTGTGTTCGTCACGCCAGTCGAGGCCGCGTTGTGCTTCTTCGACCATGCCGGCGGTCGGGGTGAGGTCGAGGTCGTCGAGTGACCGCCACACCTCGATCGCCCGGTCGGTGAGGGCTTCGGCGGCGTGAAGGGCTGCGACCTGGGCGATGGCGCTGGTGTGGCTGGTGTGGCAGGCGATGAGTTCGTTTGTGGCTTCGACTCGGACGCCCCACGGATGAGTCTCCGGGCATCCTCGGTCGTTGCTGGTGATCCGCCACGGCATGTCTCTACCCTACCCGGCGGGGTGCGTCGGTCAGGGTGGTGTCGCTGTCCGTGAACGCGTGTGTTCGCACGTTACGATGGGCGGGAACCCTCACTCAAGGAACTTGACGTGGCCTTCTTCTTCGCTCGGTATCACGCCTACGTGACGGGACCGACGGAGTCGCTGACCGTCGAGTGTCCCGTCGGGGGTGGCGAGACCGTGACTCGCGAGTTGGACGTTCATGACCTGGTGTTCGGGATCGACCCGGCGAACACGCGTCGTGGCGACTTGTGGCTGGCGACGGAGGAGGGGCTGGTGTGGCCGCCGGTTCCGTTTGACGTAAAGCCGGGTGACGTGGTGTTCGTGGACTGTTCGGCGGTGGACCTTGCGGCTCAGTCGGGGTTGGGCGTTGTGATCGCTCGGGACGGGACGTTCTCACCGCTGCGAGCGGACGCGGCCGGTGAGTACGTGCAGCACGTGGTGCCGGGTGCACAGCCGGTGGAGTTGACGGGTGACGTGGTGGTGGCTGATACGACGTCGGGTGACGTGGTCGGGGTGTTGCCGGCGACGGTTCAGGGTCGGGTGATTCGGGTGGGGAACTTGACGGGGTCCGGTTCGTTTCAGGTGAACCCGGTGGACGATGAAACCGTCGGTGGTGCGGGGACGCTGGTGTTGGGTCCTGCTGATCGGGCGACGCTCGTCGCTGTCGATTCCGGCTGGGAGGTGTGGTGACTCTGCTGGTGGCTCTAACTGAGGGCGAGCGGGTGGCGATCATCGCCGGGCTGTTGGCTGTGTGTGCGGGTGTTCCGGGTGCGATTGCTGCGATCATCACGGCACGGACGCGTAAGGAGAACAGTCAGCAGCATGGGGCGTCTCAAGCGAAGTTGGACGACGTCCAGAACGCTGTGATGGGGCATGGTGTGAAGATCGACGAGGTTCGCGCCGACGTGCGTGCGATCGGTGACAAGGTCGATCAGCACTCCGAGGTGTTGGCTCGACACGATGAGCGCCTGCCGCGTCGTGGTGACGTGCTCGACGTGACGACAACGGACCCGCATCCGATCCTCTGAAAGGGGACCACGTGAATCGTTTCTATGCTGACCTCGGGGAGCGTGCCCTCAGGACGTTCGTGCAAGCTGCCTTGGGGGTGATCGCGGCGGACCTGGCTGGTGTGACGTCGCTGGACGCTGCGAAGGGTGTGGCGATCGCGGCGATCGCTGCGGGGTTGTCGGCGGTGATGTCGCTGGTCTCACGGAACGTCGGACCGGAGGATTCTGCGTCGGTCGTCGTCCCGGATGCTGTCCCGGTCGAGGTTCCGGTCGAGGTCCCGGAGTTCGAGTTCCCGGAGGGTTTCGATCAGTTGCCGCTACCGGGTACCGGGTCGGACGACGAGCCGGTCGAGTAGGTCTTTCACAGACACCACTCCTCCAACTTGTCGGCGACCTGGCCGGTGGAGAACGACGGCGCCTTGTCGGTGACGATTCGAGCCGCAGCACGCGCTCCAGCGGCCCGAACCTCGGCACACAGACGGGCCTGATCGACGCCTGACAGGTTGTCCCACACGGTGTCCAGCACGATCGCGTCGAACGTCGCGTCGGCGATCGTGCTGGTCGTGCTGTAGGCGGGTGCGCCACCGCACGCGACGGTGATGACGGCGGCGAGACCGATGAGACCTCGGCGGACGTTGCGGCTGGTGTGCGTCACGGGTTGCTCCTTATTGACGCTAGGCCGGGATAGACGAACGTCCAGATGGCGACCGTGTCGACGAAGGTGATGGGAATGTTGTGTGCGACGAGACCGTCGTGGACGGTGGTGGTGAAGTCGTCGCGCTTGACGGGTTCGTTGCGTGCTGCGAGAGCGGACCACCACTCGAGGATGACCTGTCGGATGGTCGGGTCGAGCAGGTTGAGCCGGATGCTGTCCGGCGGGTGTGACTTCACGGGTCGGATGGTAGTGACCGGCTGGAACGCTATGGTCTGGTCGGGATGCGGTCCCAGTTGACTCGGACCAGCGGGACGAGCTGGTCCTCGGTGAGGATGAGCCGGTCGCCTGGCTCGATGAGCCGGCTGCTGGTGGAGCCGGACACGACGATCCACTCGTCGGGTCGGCCGGTTGCCTTGCGGGCGATCTCCCGGATGGTCGGGAAGTCGGGTGCGAGGTAGATGCGGGTGATGTTCATGGTGTGTGGTCCTCGGTGTTGTGGTGTTGATGATGTTCTATGGCGAGGGTGTGGCATCGTCACCCGAAGGAGACGCGACCGCGGCACGCCTTCCTCGAGGCGGCCTTGCGACGGTCGGTGAAGCGGTGTGCCCGCTGATTGACTCGCATCATGCGGGGATCGTTGTCGCCCACCTTCGGGCGGCGGGTCTGCTTGGGCTTCCGGGGCTTGCTCATGGTGTGGTCCTCCGCTCGAGTGATGTTATCGGAACGACCACAATGTAGACCATGCGTGTGACAGCGAGCAACACCAGCCGGTATCCCTTGTGATTACGGGCGAGTAGCGGCCACCATCCGGTCCCACACCGCCTCGAGCACCCGGCCGGCGTCGCCATCCTCAGACCACCCGGACGCCACCTCGCTCAGCCGTCGAGCGGTCATCACACCCGACGTCATCTCCATGCTCATCTGCGTCGCTGCACACACGACACGGTCATCAAGTTCCAGCGGTTCGCTCATCCGACCATTCTGCCATCCTGTGCCGCTCCGATGGCACGCTAACGGCATGACGACAACCTCGAGTCGACCACTCACCGTCGCAGACGCCATCCGAGCCGCCGCCGCAGCCCGAACCGACCTCATCCTGGCCCTCTGGAACGAACACCTACTCGGCGAGACCGGTGACGTCCTCGCCGTAGGACGTGTCGTCAACACGAACCGCACCTACATGAACGTCTGCTTCACGCTCGAGCAGGTGCTCAACATGCTAGAAAGGCTCGATGCCGAAGCGGCTGAGTGACAACGAGCGTGCGTTCCGTGTCGTCACCGAGAAGCAGCTCCAGTCACGTGTGATCGAAGTCGCCCGGCTGTACGGTTGGCGAGTCGCTCACTTCCATGACAGCCGCCGTCAGGTGAAGCCCGGAGTGTTCGTCGGGGACAAGGACGCGTCGGGGTTCCCGGATCTCGTCCTGGTCCGCGCGCCCGACGTGTTGTTTGTCGAGTTGAAGCGTGAACTCGGCAAGGTGAGCGACGGCCAGCAGGAATGGCTCGATGACCTGATCGCAGCCGGATGCGAGGTTCACGTGGTCCGTCCGTCAGACGAGCGTGAGTTCGCTCGCAGGTTGACTCGGGGCCGGTTCATACAAGTCTGACGACGGGTTCGTTATCTGTCCTATCAGGAGACCGACATCGGCTCAGTGATAACGTGGTGACGATCCGAGGAGGTGCCGAGTGGCGACAGCCGCAGACCTGATCCGAGTGGCGGCCGGCGAGGTCGGCTACATCGAGGGTCGGTACAACTCGACGAAGTACGGCGCCGAGATGTATGGCGGCAAGTATCAGAATCAGGCGTGGTGCGGGCTGTTCACCGACTGGTGCTTCGAGAAAGTGAACATGCTCCAGGGCGAGCCGTCGAGCGTGTGGACCCCGGGCGGCGCGGCCGGCTACCAGAAGGCCGGACGGTGGATCTCCCGGGCCGGCACCCCGCAGACCGGTGACGTGATCTACTTCGATTGGGGTGGCTCGCAGTCCGTGCAGCAGGTCGATCACGTGGGTCTCGTCGAGGCGGTTTCGGGTGACTACGTCCTGACGAT